GCCTTGATGCTCGGTCGATCAAGCATATCCGCATCCCTGGCAGTGAGACGCGCGACACCACAGTGTTCATCGCCAAGGTGTGCACAGTCGTGCAGGAGCATCGCCCAGACGCTGTATTCGTCGACTCGACGGGTGTAGGCGGGCCAGTGGCTGACCAGTTGCGCCGGCTCATGCCCGGCATAGTCATCATTGACGTGAACTTCGCCAGCGCTGCCCCTGATAACCACTACGCGAACATGCGGACGTACATCTGGTGGATGTTGCGTGAGGCGCTGCGTGCTGGCCTTGCCATCGAGCAATGCCCGGACCTAGAGGCCGAGCTGACCTCGCCCGAGTACACGCACAACCAGCGTGACCAGATCGCTCTGGAGAAGAAATCGGAGATCAAGAAGCGCCTCGGGATCAGTCCTGATGACGCCGACGCGCTGGCTCTGACCTTCACCTTCCCCGTCCAGAAATCCCAACACACGCACGAGCAGGGCACAGCGCTGCTCAGCGACTACGACCCATTTGCGAGGCCCTGACCATGTGCAGCAGCGGAATCAAGAAGATCATCAAGAAGGTTGACCCGCTCATGGGCTGCGACAAGATCCTGGACAAGGTCGGTCTGCCGTCGATGTTTGGCGACGAGAACGGCTTCGTGCAGGAGCCCGTCGAGATGGGCGCAACGCAGATCGCCAGCGCACCTGAAGCCCCAACTGAAGTAGATGGCGGTGTACTGGCTGCGCGTGATGACGAGCGCCGCCGCCGCGCTGCTGCTGCAGGCCAGAACAGCACCATCCTGACTGGCGGGCTGGGTTCCGCAAACACTGGGCAGAAAACACTGCTGGGGGCGTAAATGGCTGACTCTCTGCGTCAACAGCTGGACCGTCGGCTGTCCCAGCTCAAGAACGAGCGCGACAAGGGCTGGCTGCCACTGTGGCGCGACATCAGCGACCACATTGCCCCGGACATGGGGCGGTGGAATACCTCGGATGTGAACGAAGGAAAGCGCCGCGATCAGTTGATTATCAACTCGACCGGCCGAAGCGCGCTGAAGATTCTGGCCTCTGGCATGTTCTCTGGCATGACCAGCCCGAGCCGCCCATGGTTCAAGCTGGCCACGCCTGACGCTGCGCTTATGGAGTTCGGGCCGGTAAAGTCTTGGCTGCATCAGGCTGAGCTGGCCATGCAGGACGTGTTCGCACGCTCCAACCTCTACAACGTGCTTCCCACTCTGTACGCAGAGCAGGGCGCGTTCGGGGTAGGCGCCATTGCGTGCATGCCTGATGAAGACGAGTTCATCCGGTTCTACAACTTCACGGCCGGCAGCTACATGGCTGCGACCAGTTCAAGGCAGCAGGTCGACACTCTGTACCGCGAGTTCAAGATGACCGCGCGGCAGATGGAACAGCAGTTCGGCAAGGCGGCGCTGAGTTCCACTGTGCAGACGCTGCTCACGACGAATCCTGACGCCTGGGTCGATGTGTGCCATGCGGTCGAGCCGAACGACAGCCGCATCGTTACGCGCGACGACAGCCGCAACATGCCGATCCGCTCCGTCTACTGGGAGAAGGGCGGCGACCAGGACAAGATGCTGCGCGAGTCGGGCTTCAAGTCCTCGCCGATCATGGTCCCGCGCTGGGATGTGAACGGGGAGAACGTCTACGGCTCCGGCCCTGGCTCGGTTGCCTTGGGTGACACCAAGGCGCTGCAGCTGATGGAGAAGCGCAAGGCGCAGATGCTTGAGAAGGGTGTCAACCCGCCAATGGGTGCGCCTGGCTCGCTGCGTGGCCAGCGCGCGTCGATCCTGCCTGGCGACATCACCTACGTCGACCAGAACGCAGTAGGGCAAGGGTTCGCGCCGCTGTATCAGATCGACGCTTCGTGGTACGGCGCATTGCGTGCCGAGATCATGGCGCACGAGGAGCGCATCAATTCAGCCTTCTTCGTCGACCTGTTCTTGATGATCAGCTCGATGGATGACGTGCGCACAGCTACCGAGATCGCCGCGCGCAAGGAAGAGAAGATGCTGATGCTCGGCCCGGTGCTCGAGCGCATGAACGACGAGCTGTTGGATCCGCTGATTGATCGCGTATTTAACCTGATGATGGAACAGTCTGCGCCGCGCTGGGCTGGCTTGCTGCCGGGCAATCCAATGCTGCCGCCGCCGCCGAAGGAGCTGGCAGGCATGGACCTGAATGTCGAGTACGTGTCGATCCTGGCTCAGGCACAGAAGGCCCTCGGCGTGTCTGGCATTGAGCGTGCCATCAGCTTTGCGGGAAACCTCGCAGGCATTCAGCCGGACATCATCGACAAGATCGACTTCGATCAGGCCGTTGACGAGTACACCGCAATGCTGGGCGTGCCGCCGACGATTGTCCGTTCGGATCAGGATGTTGCGCAGATGCGCCAGGCGCGTGCTCAAGCCCAGCAGCAGCAGGCCGCCATGGAGCAGATGAGCGCAGGCATCCAAGGCGCCAAGCTCCTCTCCGAAACCGACGTCTCCGGCGATAACGCACTCACCGCACTGGTAGGCCAATGACCAACGCAGCCAACAAAGCCGCCGCCGACAAGGCCGCGGTACTGGATCAGTTCGCCTCGAAACAAGCCGACGATGACTTTCTCTGGCTGATGGGCCAGCAGTCCGGGCGCCGCTTCGTGTGGGGCCTGCTGAGCCGCTGCAACCTGTTCTCCACCAGCTTCAACACCCACGGCGGGCTGATGACGCTGGCCGAGGGCAAGAAGCAGATCGGCTACCAGTATCTGGAAAAGATCAACCAGCTATGCCCCGACCTTTACGTCGTGATGATGAACGAGGCAAACGAGGCCGTGCACAACCGAAAGCTCCAACTGGAGCAAACAGAGGGAACCAATGACTGACTCGACTCAAGCAAGCGCTCCGGAATCACCCACCAGCGCCGCGGCAGACGTTCAGTCCGGAGCCCCTGCAGTTGCACCTGTGACCGAGCCAACCCCGGCAACGCCGGAAGCTCCCGCAGCGGCAACGGCAGAGGCGCCCGGCCAGCCAGCAACGCCAGTGGAATACACGGACTTCGCCGTGCCGGAAGGCTTGGAGATGGACGCGGAAGTGCTGACCAACTTCAAGGGGATCGCCAAAGAGCTTGGCATTCCTCAAGAGGCGGCACAGAAGCTCATCGACTTGCAGGCATCGCTGGAGACCAAGCGTTCCGCTGCAGCAGAGCAGGCGCAGGCCGAACAAGCGCAGCAATGGGCAGCCCAGATCAAGGCCGACAAGGAACTGGGCGGTGAGAACTACAGCAAGACCGTAGAGACCGCCATCAAGGCCGTTGAGCAGTACGGCTCCCCCGAGCTGCGCAGCCTACTGAACGAAACCGGAATCGGTAACCACCCCGAGCTGGTGAAGTTCTGTCATCGCATTGGCAAGGCCCTCTCCGAGGATGGCCTGGTAATGGGCGGCACCCAATCCGCTCGCGAAATGAGCATTGTCGACGCCTTCAAGTAAGGCAAAACCGAGATCAGTAAGGAGAACCCACAATGGGTATTTTGACTTCCACCATGCCGACTCTGCTGGATAAGTTCAGCCGATCGGAGAAAGACGGCAAGATCGCCAAGATCGTTGAACTGATGGCCAAGCAGAACGATGTTCTGATGGACGCCGAGTATCAGGAGTGCAACGACGGCTCCAAGCACAAAACCACCATGCGCTCCGGTATCCCTGAGCCAACCTGGCGCATGTTCAACAAGGGCGTCCAGCCGTCCAAGTCCACCACTGTTCCGGTGCTCGATACCACTGGCATGATGGAAGACTACGGCCTCGTTGATAAGGCGCTGGCTGACCTGAGCGGCAACTCCGATGCCTTCCGCGTGTCGGAAAACATCGCCAAGCTGCAGGGCTTCAACAACAAAGCCGCGCGCTACATGATCTACGGAAACACCGATTCCGAGCCAGAAGCGTTCCTCGGCTTGGCCACTCGCTACAACGACCTGTCTGCCGAGTCTGGCGCGAACATCGTTGACGCCGGCGGCACTGGTTCGACTAACACGTCCATCTGGTTCGTGACCTGGGGCGAGATGACCACTCATCTGCTCTATCCGAAGGGCAGTGTGGCCGGCTTCCAGCACCGCAACCTGGGCGAAGACACCGTCAAGGATGCCACTGGCGGCGAGTTCCAAGCCTACCGCGACCACTTCAAGTGGGATATCGGGATGTCCGTGCGTGACTGGCGTGCAAACGCTCGTGTCGCGAACATCGACGTCACTGCTCTGACCAAGGACGCCGCGACTGGTGCCGACCTGATCGAGCTGATGATCGAGGCGTTCTACCGCATCGAGAACCCGATGCAGGGCGAAGGCCGCACGGTCATCTACTGCAACCGCACCATTCAGACCTTCCTGCACAAGCAGGCTGCCAACGCCAAGAACGTCAACCTGACGCTGGGCGAGTACGCCGGCCGCAAGATCCCTGAATTCCTGGGCATGCCGATCAAGCGCGTCGATGCCATCCTCAACACCGAAGCCCGCGTGGTTTAAGGAGACACATCATGCTTTTTGACGCGAAACTTTTGATGTCCAATCAACAGGCCATCACCGCGACCGCTGCCTCCACCGACGTGATCGACACGGGTAGCACTAAGGACGTAGGCAAGGACGGCAGTGTCCCACTGGCCGTCCAAGTCACCGAAACCTTCAATGCGCTCGACAGCCTGAGTATTGCCATCCAGACCGACGGCGATTCAGCGTTTGGCTCACCTAAGACACTGGCAACCGTCACTGTCCTGCTGGCCGATCTGAAAGCCGGCTATCAACTGCCAGTCATCACCCTGCCGCAAGGGTGCGAACGCTACATTCGCCTGAACTACACCGTCAACGGCGTAGGCGTGCCGACCGCTGGCAAGGTCACCGCTGGCATCGTGGCTGGGGTGCAGACCAATGGCTAAGCACTACAAGGTGCTTGAGCGTGCATTCATCAATGGGCGTCTGTGCGAGCCTGGTGATGTTGTGTCGCTCGAAATCGACAGCCCCGGCAGTCACCTTGAAGAAGTGAAGGCCGGACCCAAGCAGGAAAAGGCAAAGCCCGGCCAAAAGCCGGCAGCCAAGCCTGATGAAAAGCCGGAAGACAACCTTCCGGACGCGTAACACCAAGGGGCCTTCGGGCCCCTTTCTATTTCCGGAGATCGCATGGCCAGTGTCGTCCAAATCTGCAACATGGCGCTCACCCGCATCGGGCAGAACCAGTTCATCGACTCGATAGACGAGCAGAGCAAGGCGGCCGAGCTATGCGCGCTCCACTATGAGCAGTGCCGAGATCAGGTGCTGCAAGACTTCCCGTGGCCGTTTGCTGAGGCGCGTGTCTCCCTAGCTGACATAGGGGCACCGCCGCAGAACTGGGCCTATCGGTATCGGTATCCGACCGACTGCTTGCAGATCCGGCACATCACTACGCCGGGAATGCGGCAGCCGCGGGTTGAGCAGCGTGTGCAGTTCAAGGTCATCAATGCCACTGGCGGGCGCGCGATCGTCACCGACCAAGCAGAGGCTGAACTGGTTTACACGCTCAAGGTTGAGGACACGACTTACTTCTCACCGCTGTTCACCAGCGCCCTTGCGTGGCGACTCGCGGCAGAGCTGGCAATGGGTCTACAGGCGCGCCCTGAGAACTACAGCGCGGCCATTCAGAACTACCTCATCACCATCGATCAGGCCCGAGCCCTTGCGTTTGAAGAAAGCGAGGAGGGGCCGCTTCCTGAATCCGAGTTCATACAGGCGCGCAACTAATGGGAACATCCACCATTCAGCCGTCGTTCGCGGCCGGTGAGCTTGCGCCTTCACTGTATGCGCGCGCGTCGACCTCGCCCGTTACCAGACCGGTCTGCGCCTGTGCTCGAACTTCTTCGTCATGCCCTATGGTGGCGTCAAAAACCGTCCCGGCACCGTGTTCATCAACGAGACCAAAGGCAGCGGCGAGGCCCGCCTGATCCCGTTTCAGTTCAACGATGAGCAGACCTACGTCCTCGAGTTCGGCAACCTCTACATGCGCGTCTACAAGGACGGCGGGGTCATCGAGTCGAGCCCAGGCGTGCCGTATGAAATCGCAACCCCGTTCACCGCTGCGCAGCTGTTCGAGCTGAACTACACGCAGTCGGCGGATATTATGACCATCGTTCACCCGTCGCACGCGCCGCGGCAGCTGTCGCGCCTGGGGCATGATAACTGGACGCTGGCCACCATCAGCTTCGTGCCGAGCATCGACGCGCCAACAGGCCTTGCCGGTTCTGCGCGCTCTGGCGGCTCAGGCGACACCACGACCTATCGTTACGTCGTCACCGCTGTGGCTGATAGCGAGGTTCCGGAAGAAAGCCTGCCGTCGGCATCAGTCGCCGTTACCAGCTGGGACAACAAGGCCGGCGCATCGCTGAGCTGGTCGGCTGTCACTGGCGCCGACTACTACAACGTTTACAAGGACTCGAACAGTTCCGGCATCTACGGATTCATCGGCAAGGCTGACGGGCTCACCTTCAACGACATCAACATCGCGCCGGTCAAGACTGATACCCCTCCGACTGGCAACAACCCGTTTGTTGGAGCCGGAAACTACCCGGGCGCTGTTGGCTACTACCAGCAGCGGCTGTGCTTCGCCGGCAGCGATCTGTCGCCGCAAACCGTGTGGATGAGCAAGACTGGCAACTTCAAGAACTTTGGCTATGCCACGCCGGTGAAGGACGATGACTCCATCACCTTCACCATTGCCTCGCGCCAGGTGCACAGGTTCCGCCACATCCTACCGCTGCGGCAGCTGCTTGGCCTGACATCGGGTGGCGAGTGGGTCATTTCGGGCGGCGAGAACGGCATCACGCCGAAGACCGTCAAGGCTGAAATCCAGAGCTACAACGGCGTGTCAAAGATTCCGCCGATCGTCATCAACGACTCAGCCATCTACGTTCAGCAGCGCAATAACGCGGTTTCCTCGCTGGCGTACACCTTCGAGGCTGACGGGTTCGCCGGCGACGACCTGACCAAGTTCTCGCCGCACTTCTTCCGCGGGCACTCGCTGGTCGACTGGACCTACCAGCAGATCCCGGATCGTCTGGTGTGGGCGGCGCGTGACGATGGCGCCTTGCTGGGAATGACCTTCCTCCCGGAAGAGCAGCTTCTGGCCTGGCATCAGCAC